CAGTGACCGCAGGGTCAGCCAATAGATTGTTATCAGCGCACAGCTTCTTTAATCGTTCTGCCACTGGCAACCAATCGTCCAGACCCACAGGTGCATCCAACATCCAGTACACATGTACACCGCGACCAGAGTTCACCATAACAGGTTTAGGCAAAGACAATTTCTTACAGAAGTGCTTCAGCGCATCAATGGCATCTGGCTGAGTCGCATAATCTTTACTTGCGCCACAGTCCAAATCAAGGAATAACGAGTTTAAGTATTTAACATTGTCTACTTTACGCGACCCTGCTTCTTTAAATGTAGCGAGGGCGTAGTACGCATCATAACCTTCCGCATCCATATTTTGTGCGGCATCTATTACCTTATCTATAGAGTCGTAGAATTTTTGTATCCTACGATCATCACGGGTGCGAGAAGCAAAAACACAGTAATGTCCTTCGTTTGCTAACGCCGCCCTTAAAAAAGTTCTTGTTTCCATATCTAACACCAAAACCGAGAGACACTGCGGCAAGGGTGTCGGTACACACCCGATTTAGCCATAGCCTAGCCGCAGTATTTTTGGTGTTTAGTCGTCCCAATCATCTACGATAGAACTTAGATCAGCGCTGCCCTTTTCTGGTGCAGGGGGAGTAGCTTTCTTTACTACCTTCTTCGGCTCTTCTAATGTTGTATCTTCAAAGGGATTGTCGTCTTCTTTTGGACTCTCTTCAAAACCTTTGACTGCACCGAAAGGTGACTGTTCTTCCATAGGCTTAAGGTCGATAACCTGTACTGCGTCTAAACGTAAAGATACCCCAGAACCCATTTGCCCATGATACGGAGTAAATACGATAGAAATGTTAACCGTACTTCCGTTAGTGAGCAAGAAATCATCGTCTAATTTCTTATTAGAAGCAGAATATTGTGCAGGTTTACGAGTAGCTTCTGCCCCATACGCACCTTTTAACTTTGCTTTATGAGTGAATGACCCATCGGCATCCTGCTTAAAAGGCATAGCAAACTTATCAGGCCAATCAGAATTTTCCGCTTGTTTGGCAGCATAAGCAGTTTTCATGTGCTTATATAATTCTTTAGCCTGTGCCTCAGTCATACGAAACTGAAGTGTGTATGATGCACCATCATCAGTTGCGTCACATGGTACTGACCGTTTTTCTGCGTTGTCAAACTTGTAGGTGCGGTTAATACGAGGCCACATAGCCTCTACGTTTTCAAGGGTATATTTTGTTTTTACAATTTCAGACATATCATTCTCCCGATGTCTTATTGGTCTTCATCAAGTAGTTCTAGTAGGTCAGCATCTTCGTCCGTTGCTACCTTAGACCCTACCACTTCTTCCTGTGTAAACGTATTTACAACAGGCTCTTCTACAGTCTCAATCTTCTTGTTCGTTAGTGCTTCTGATATATCAGGTATGCAAAATCTGTAGGTGTTACCGACACGAATGTAGGTGTCCTGCGGAATTTGATCCTGACGTACCCAAGCACGGATTGTAGACACAGAAACACTAAAGTGTTTAGCCACATCTTCAATAGGTACGTATTTTGGTTCCATTATTTCTTCCTCACAGCTATTGAGTATTCGGAGTCTATGTTCAAGCCTTCTGGCTTTGACTCAGGGTTTTCTTCTAGGAACTGTTTAAAATTTGTCTGGTTCAGACGTTTTTCTAGTAACTCTGGGACTCCATGCTCCATAATAAACGCGTGCATTTTTTCCCAATCGTTTGTCCAGAACCTTTGTTTTGTAGACCTATAAAATAATCCCTCAGAAGTTCTTACACTCTCGACACCATGCGCATTGCAGTAGTCGAGTAGTCCTTGTTTTACCCTATCTAATTGACGAGACAGGGTAGAATCTTTTTCTTTAAATTCTGCTGACAACTTTGCTCGTTCATCACGAATCTTTAAGTATGTCTTGGTCAGCTTTTCTGCGGTAACACCACTCATACCGTTCTCCTTAATCTTATTGTTTCATACAATATAGTGACGGTATGTGTGTTAGTCAAGTAGTTCTTTATAAAGGTCGATCATTTTTGTGTGTACGTCTATTCTGTTATCTAACAGTGTGTAAACACGTTTCTCTACGGGTGATCCGTGAAGCTGAACAACAGTGCATTTGTGTTTCTGTCCTGACCTGTGGACGCGAGCGTTAGCCTGTGCATACGTTTCTAAAGAACTAGTCGGCCCCCACCAGACGACAGTATTCGCTGCTGTTAACGTGACACCATGTGCAGCAGATTGGGGCTGGATAACAAGCACCCTTGGATCAGGTGTAGTTTGAAAAGTTTTAAATATTTGTGTGCGGTTCGGTGCAGATACGTCACCACGAATTACCTCTGTGGTAATGCCATCCTTGCGTAGTTTTTCTGTAAGTATATCAATCGCATGTTTGAATGGTACAAATACCAAAACCTTCTGGCTGGACTCGTCGATCACTTCGCGTAACACTTTGTAACGGTGTGATATGTCGAACTCTAACACATCACTGTCGTCTGTATACACAGCACCTGCCGATATTTGCAGTAGCTTACTCATAACAACGGCGGCATTTACAGCGGTGATCTGTTCACCTGTAATCTGCATGACCAGCTTCTTGCGTAGTTCTTCATAGTATTTCTTTTGTTGTCTGGTAAGTTCAACCTCACGCTTTACATACACCATATCAGGCAGATCAAGGCACTCATCCTTGGTAAAACGTATGGCTGGTTGCAGTGCGCGAAACACAGTGTCGGTTGCTGTCTCTTTGGGTATCCACTTAAAGTTGGATATCTTAATCATAATCTGGTCGCGAAAAGAACTAGCAAATCGTGGTACAGATGTTGGGTTAACCAGCTTTGCCAAACCGTAAGCATCCAAAGGACTCTGTGCGGCTGGAGTACCAGTCATCATCCACAACCATGTATTCGGGTTCATAACTTTACTAAGAGTCTTCCAACGGTTTGTCTGTGCGTTCTTATAGTGTGTGGCTTCATCAACGATAATCAAATCAAACCCACCATTAGCTATATCGTCAGCTACAATCGCCACACCATCATAGTTTATGATTACAAAATCCGCGCCTTGTTCAATTATCTCTTTACGTTTTTTACCACTACCATAGGCCACGTCTACAGTTCTATGCGGCGCAAATGTAAACAAGTCATCACGCCATGCACTATCCATAATCGAGAGCGGGCAGATAACTAACACTCGTTTAATTATTTGTTTATTAAGTAAAAAATCTGCTGCCCATATAGCACTGGCGGTCTTACCCGTACCCTGCTCGTTAAAACAAAAGGACTTTCTATGCAGCGTCAGGAAGGCAGAGGTAGTTTTCTGGTGTGCGAAAGGCTCATGGCTTCCAGTCCATTGATATTGTTTTTCTATTGGTGAAGGTGCTTGTATGTTTAAGTTCTTAAGCACTTGTGTTTCATCAACGCCCCACTTAACCACAACCTTGTTATCAGGTAGGGCTTTGCTTTTGGGTATAACTTCCGTTACTTGTTGTGGGTTCCGCAACCGCAACAACAAGGCTCTACCGTTCTCAATAATCTCCACTGCGTTCTCCTTTTACGGAATTCCGTAAATTACTTTTTCTTTTTATAATTGCGGCTGCGGTTTTTCTTTGGGCTTTCCAGCTTTGTACCGTCTTTATTACTACCGCCTTTACTCAATGCTTTCTTGTGGCTTACATCTTTGCCTTTGCGCTTAACGCCTTTCTTATCATACGCACGTCTTGCACGTTGGCGTTCCATTCTGTCGGGATGCTCCCCACGCTCTTTTTGTTTCTCATACTCTTTTTTATATGGTCTTGGTTTTTTGGTGTAGGGCATCTAGTTGCTCCCGTTGTGAACACACTCCAAAACAACACAGTGTCGCTTGCATAACCCACTGGGGTGGGCGTTCCAGACGTTTTTCTCATGCGCTGTTTCCATGCGTTTATAGTTAGCCAACCACTTAGCCCAAAGAACTGGCATCATATCTCTGGTGTAAGTGTCCTTAACAAGGTTTCTAGATACAACAAACAGAAGCCCTGCCATAACCTTATTGACTTCGGGGAAGTGTTTGAACGTGGCTAACGCCATTAATTCTAACTGCCCCTTATCCGCATACTTGGCTGATTTACTAGTCTTGTAGTCCACCACCCTAGCAGTATCTCCGTCCATGATAACCAAATCTGCGATGCCGCGCCACCAAACTTTCTTGTCAAAGAAGCCACATGGCTCAAGGTTCTCATCCAGACCCATCTTTATTTCACATAACTTGTTACCACGCTTGGCTTTAAGACCGTCAAGAGCTGACTGGGCAAACTTAAAATTATCAGGTATAGACGTGCCATCACGTACATATTCTTCTGCCGCAAGGTGAAATGCTGTGCCGTATGACATGGCATCAGTCTCAGGCTCAAAGTAATCCTTGGCAATCTTGAGGTGATAGAACTTCTTAGGGCATTGCTCAAACGCCTTAATCCTACTAAATGACCACGGCTTTATGCTCACCCTTCAACCTCTTTCAATTGCTCTTGTATGATAGAAGTGGCTGAGTTCCATCCACTACGATACCCTTGCTCAAACAGATTTTTTGGCATTTCACCATACTTTTCGTTCATGCTTTGTATTTTTACTAAATCATCAGGAGCTATTTTTCCTACATGATTTAACAATTTGATCCACTCATCATTTACATCTTTATTAATGTCATCAGTCATTCACAGTCTCCATAAGATTTGCCAGTACCAGACTCGCAGTTGATAGGCAGACCTTCTGCCCAATCGGGTATCCACCGCATACACTGTTCAATGTACGCTTGTGCCTCACCCACTTCTTCGTCACGAACACAACACACAACAGAGTCATGCACTGTTAACACTACGCGATGTTTCTTAGCTATTTGTAGCATTTGCTCACCAATGATGCAACGAGCAATGGCTTGGCATACGTTCTCTATGACCTTGCCACCATATATTCGATTGCGCCCACGCCTGACTTTGTAGTGAAACTCCGTACCTTTATCGGTGGTATCAAATCCAAGATCGTCATAGCGCAACAACAAACCAGAGGGCAGTCGTATGGCACTATCATATGGAAGTACCTCAAGCACGTTGCCACAACCCAATGGTGCGTTGTCTTTTCTAGACAGGGCCACAAGGGCTTGTTGAGCGTCACGCCATAACTTGTTTATTTTCCAGTTAGCTTCGCGGTAGATATTGATGACACGCCTTGCTTCTGCGATGTCCATATCGAACCCAAAGTTCTTGAGTTGCGCTTGGAATTTGAGTGCGCCCATACCATAGCCAGCACCGAGGATTGTGGTCTTACCAACGAACCGCTGATCTTTAGTCACATCAGCTTCCTGCACACCATATATACGTGATGCCATCTTTACATACACATCCTCACCAGCCCTGAAAGCAGCGGTGAGATCGTCCTGCTC